GTGACGAGGGCCTGAATGATGGCGCTCGCTGGCACCCACACGCCGAGGATCGTGTCCGGCAGGTCCGGCGAGAGCAGGATGCCGAGCGCACCCGCCAAGCCGACCAGACCTGTGATGGCGCCGCGCAGCACCGTCGGCTCGAGGTGCACCAGCCGCCACCAGAATGTGTCTCTGTCCATAGTGGTCCCTCCCCTTGCTAGTCCGGGGGTTGTGCTAGCGGGAGGCTGCGACGATGATCGCCACAGCCACGCCGATGATCGTCAGGATTAGTCCGCCGAGACCGAGCATCATTGCCCACGACGCGGACACGCCGACAGCCCTGCCGCCGCCGGTGGCGGTGGCCTGCTGTAGCGCGGTGATGTCCTCCGAGATGCGGTTCAACCTCTGCTCGGCTTCACTGCGTGGCATGAACGTGGCGGCCTGATCGGCGAGTTGGCCGCGGAATTCGTTCACAGCCTCAAACCGTTTCTCGGCCGCGATTTCTGCTTTGACCACAGCCTTCTCGCTGGCGATCATCGCGATCTGGACGGCCTTGTCCTGGGCCGAAATGGCGGCGTCAAACCGGAGGTTCATTTCGCCGAGAAGCGCTGTGATGTGTTGCCGCAGCGAGACGGCCTCCGGGTCCTGCTCGGCCATCGGCCGCCCCCCTCACCCTGGTTGGTTTGTCAGGTGTCGCGGCCGTCTTGCTCAGGGTCGGCGCGGATCTCCGACGCGGCCGCCTTACCGGATGCGGCGGCAATCTCAGCCACCGACGCCTTGGACACGTCGAAAGGCCCGCCGGGAATCGGACCGCCACCGGACACTGTGGACAGATCCCAACCCCACGCCCGGATGTCGCCGGTGTCGGTGATCTTTCCACCGTTGGCCAGCGGCGGCAGCAGGTTCGGCGCGGCGCCGTGAGCGTTGCGGACCTCCTGCAGCTCCTTGGACCGCTCGTCCTTGGATATCGGCCACCTCGTCTGGCCATCCGATATCCAGATCATGTCGTCGCCGCCCGCCCGTACCGGCTGGCGGACCAACACCTGCACCTGCGCCATGTCATCGTCTCCGTTCAGGATGGCCGCGACCTTGCCGCGGAACACAACCATGTCGATCCCAACGGGATCGGTCTTGTCTGTCTGGTGCTCGCGGTGCGCGACCACCACACTGGCCGGCCAGCCCATGCGCCGGCAGATCGCGGCCACACCGCGCTGATACGAGTCGAGCATCGCGTCCGTCCACGCTTCGCCGCGGTTGTCGTTCTGCGCCTCAACCCCGATCAGGCTGGAATTGCCGAACCCCTTGTGTGGCCCCTGGTCGCCCGCGGTGACGTGGTTGCACCGGCCGCTGGCACCCACCCACCACTCACCCGACCGGGACAGGTACAGCTGGCTGATCGGCGCCGGCGCCGACGTCGACCCGGTCACCCACAAGGTGCGTGTCTCGCTCGCGTCAGTGGACAGACGCGACCCGGCCGTGGCATGGCACACCACACCGCGCAGCGGCCCCCACGTCGACGCTCCGCGGGCCTCCCACCCGTCGTACAGGTTCACGGTCAGCCCGGCGGCACGAAGCGCGTCGGGCAGCCACAGTAGTCGCATGTCCCCTCCAGCCAGGTACGAGTAGCCCCGTTCGGCAATCCACACCGCCAACGCCGAGGTGCGAACCCAGTACTGCGCGGGCGCCCCGACGTCGGCCACGTACGCCTCGTCGCCGCCGGCCCGGTAGCCGGTGACCGCAACGTAGTGCCCGCCCGGGTACGAGAAGCTCCCGCCGCTGATCGGCCGGATCGTACCGACCACATTCGCGACGACCGCGAAACCTGCATCGACGGACCGGACGAGGGCGGTCTTCAACGCGGCGACATCGGCGTCGGTGGCGGTCTTGCCCGGGATGTAAACATCGTCGTACGTTCCGGCGCCGAGCAACTGGTTGAGCACCCGCACGACGTCCGCGCTCGAGCTGGTGCCGAACGTCGTCGTGCCCAGCGTCTTGGCCAACTCGGCCTCGGTCTTGGCGATCCCGCGGCACCGCAGCGCGATCTGCACAGACGCCGGCCCGCACCAGAAGCCGGTCTCCTGCCCGTCGAAGAGGTAGGTGAGCGGGTTGGTGGCCATGTCAGTGTCCTTCCTCGCGTCGACGCCGGTTCATGCCTTCCACGCCCCCGCATGGGTGGTGTTGTTGACCCCACGCGCCTCAGCCCGGTACTCGTAGTCGATCCCGGACACTGCCCGCCAGTCCTCCACGGTGGCGCCGGAAGCGAGCCCGGCGGCGACACGCACACCCACACTCGGATCGGCCAGCCGTGCCCGGACCTCGTCGACGTAGCTGATGTCCCCGCCGGCGGGGGTGGACGACAGGCCCGCCCCGATCACGAACTTGGTGGCGGTGGGTGGTGGGGTGCCGGTGACTGACACATACAGCCAGGCCCCTGCGACCGCACTCACCAGTGCCGTGGTGGACGATATGAACACCGACCCGGCGGTGAACCAGTGGATCCACATGGTGGCCGGTTTGTTGGCGGTGACGGTGTAAATCCACGCCGCCGCCGTGTACTGCTGACCGGCTGTGGCGGGGATGAAGGCGGTGGTTTCGCCGGCGGCCCACGCACCCCCGCCCGGCACGATTTTCATTGACCAGGCGCCTTCGTGTGCTTGTGCCGAGTCGCGGGTGATGGTGGGGGCGGCGCCGCCGCCGCCGACGGCAACCCATCCGGACAGGTCGATTTCGAAGCCGTGCGTAGCTAGGAATGCGCTCGCGACGGGCCGCCGGTACAGGTCCTGACTCGCGAGCGCCGGTTGGCCACCGGTCGGTGCGGGGTTGGTGATGGCCACCGAAATAGCGCCGGTGGCGGTCAGCGGTGTGGCCACGGTGGTCGCCGCGGGCGGCTCCAAATAGTCGACGGTGAAGTCGACTGTGACCACATTGGACGGCAGGCCCTCAAGGTTGCGGGTTTGTAGACTGAGCGTCCACCCGGACAGGTCAGCCAGGCTCAACGGCACCGTCAACGACAGGGCGGCCGACGCTACCCAGCCGGAGTCGTACAGCACCACACCGCCGGGGTTGGTGGCCAGGGTGACCCGGTAGGCGGTCTGCTCGGACACAGTCCACGTTGCGGTGACGGCGGCCGTGGTCAACACCTGCGCGGGGGTGGGTGCGGTGATGGTCGGGTTGACTTTCGCCGACGGGATGACCACGAACCCGTCGCTGTACGAGGACGCCACGTCGGCCGAGTCCCACACCTTGACCTTGAATGTGGTGGCCGCGTCCGACGCGGACCCCCACGAGGTGGGCAGGGTGATGGCCGTGGTGGCGCTCACATTCTTCACCTCGGCCACCTGCCAGGTGCTGTCGGAGGCCCGCCAATAGTTGAGCGCGCCGGCGCCGATCTGCCTCGAGACGGCGTACGCGGACTGCACATCGGCCGGGTCCGGGTCGGAGAACACCCAGTCGAGCAGCCGGGTTGCGGCGACGTCGGCGGCCGCGCCCGAGTTGACAGCCATCGACGCGATATCCAACGTCGGCGTGTTCGGCGCGTAGGACAGCGACTGTTGAGTGTGGACAATCGTGTTCGGTGAACCGGAGTGGGCGGTGAGCACGTCATAGCGGGCGTTGCCGTCCGAGCTGCGCCGGATCGAATAGTTGTTGACGGCCGCGCCGAGGATGTCTGTGGTGCTCACCGTCGCCCACGACGACCACAACCCGGTCGCCCGGATGAAGTCGACGTAGTACAGATCGTTGTTGCTGGTGCCCACCGCGTACACCCGCATGTCGCCGGAGATCGCGTTGTAGGACAGGGAACAGTTCTTGACCACACCCGCGGTGTGGACCGGGGTGGCCCGCACGGTGGTGGCCGAGTTGGCCCGGTCCCGTTCATACACGGTCACCGTCGAGGTAGCCACCGGGTCCGGCACCGCGACGACGAACCGGTCACCGTCCCACCTGGCTGTGATCGAATCCTGCGCCGGCGTCAACGCCACCGGGTTGAGCGTGGACACCGCGGTCGGCCCGGACCAGCCGGCACCGGTCCACGCACACTTCACCGTGTACAGGTTGGTGCGGCCCCACGCCACCCACAGGTGCGGCGCGTTAGCCCCTTTGGCGTTGCCCACATGCTCAATGTCGAGCGACGGTGTGACCCGGCCAGTGCCGGTGGCCAGCCACTGCCGGGTGCCGGCGATGATGGAATGGCTCACCACCGGGATACCGGTGGATGGGCTGATGTACACCCCGTACAGCTGCAACCCGATCGTGGCGCCGACGGTCAGGCCGCACCCGATCGCAATGTAATGCCCTGCGGTCGGGGTGCGCACCACCTGCAGGTCCATGCCTCCGATGTGGACACCGTTGGCCGGGTTCGCCACCAACAGCTCCGCCTGCCACGCCGCAGCGGTCAGGTCAGCGCGGCGGAACCAGATCCGGTCCTGGCTGGACTCGCTGGTGCGGTAACACCAGTACAGCCAGCCCTCCGGGTGCACGAAGATCGAGCCGATCTCCTGCACCGCGGTACGCACCACCGACAGCAGCAGCGTCCAGGTGCTGCCGTTGTTGATGCTGCGCCAAATTTCGAACGTGTCGGCGGCCGAGGCCCGGACGAGCGCGTACAGGTTGCCGGTGGTGGTGTCCCGGTCGATGAGCGTGGTGGACGGCCAGATCAGTGGTGTGGTGTTGGTGGTTGTGGTGATCGTCGCCATGGGCCGTCCCTAGATATCCAGTGGAAGGATGGTCGAGTTCGACTGGATCAGTGATGAGCCGGCGGCGTCGAAGATTTTGATGGTGCCGTCGGTGTTGAGTTCGAACCAGGCCTGCGCGCTGGCACCCTTACGGGCAACCCACATCTCGGGAGTCGTCGGCCGGTACCCGACGGGCAGTGTGGTGACGGTTGTGCCGTCGGTCAGAGTGCCCGGCACGATCTGACCGACGATCTGTATGGAGGCCGCGGGTGATGGCACCTTCCGATAGGAGAATGCGGGGAAGCCGGAGCCGCGGTTCGTCCACCCGTTGACCAGCGTCGCGCCGTGCCAGGTTTCGACGTTGGTCGTGCCGGGCGCGCCTGCCTTCACACCGTTCTGATCGAGTTGCACGGCCAGGTTCGCGGACGCGTCGGTGATGATCTGTTTCACGAACCCGTTCTGTGTCTGCATCTCGACGTTGGGCTGCCACATCAAAAGGGACTGATCTTTGAAGATGGTGAACGCGTACTGGGCAAACATGTTCTGCTGAAAGTTGGTTTTCACGTTGGCGACCGTGGCCGAGCCCGGATCCCCGGGTGTGGGGTAGGTGACGTTGCCGAACGCCTGCACCCGGCCGTCGCCGCCGCCGTCGAATTCGTTGCTGGTGCCGATCCAGAAATAGCCGCGCTCGAGTCCGCTCACCTTGTCATTGACGTACGACAGGATCGCCACGTCGATGCCGAACGCCGCCAGCTCCGGCGGGGTGTCCGCACCGATCACCATACGGGCGGTGCCGGTGCCCTGCCCCGGGTTGGTGAACGCGCCGATCAGCACCCAGTCGGAGCCCAACTTGATCAGACCGACGCGCATGCCGGGGAACACGGGGAAGCCGCGGAACTGTTTGACCGGCACCGTCAGTGCGCTGCCGTCGAAGACGACAGTCAGCGGGTCTGTAGATCGGGCCGACGGTGACGTGACCACCGTGCCCACGGCGGTGCGTGTCTTGAGCCGTTTGGCCAGCTCGGCCAACACGAACTCGGCAATTTTGTCGGCGAACGTGCTCACAACAGACTCCACGTCTGGGCCATGTCGGCGCCACTCAACGGCAACGTCCACTGTGTGCACAGCACCTCACCGGGCGGGCCGACAGCCGGATCGGCGAGGGTGGCCCGGTCGAAATGCCAATGCAGCGGGTTCGGCGACGTCCCCACCGTCAGCGTGGTTTTCAGCCGCAAGTCGGCGTCCAGAGTGATCTGCGCGGCCGCGACCAACGCCGCCTGGTCCGCGACGTCCAACGGAACAGGGCGGGTGATGACCCGCCCGCCGCGGGCCTCAATCGACGTCGGCCCGTCGGAGTCGTTGACGTGGGTGAAAACGCCATTGCCCTCCACCGGGGCGGGACCGTCTACATTGTTGGCCCGGTAGAACACCCACCGGTTGGGTGCCCGGTAGAAGTCCCGCTCGATCGACCGCTGCGGGATGAGCATCGACGTGGTGATGCCGACGTCATACGTCCACTCCGACGGGCGTTGCGTCGGGGACTGGTAGGGCTGCACCCGCAGCCGGCCGTCCCAGTCCGACCAGATCCCCTGATAGCCGATCGACCCCAACAGGTCGTTGACGATAAGCAGCCATGTGGTGTTCTCGTCCAGCTCCCACGTGCGGGCGGTTGGTAGCACCGTTCCCGCGGCGGTCTGGTCGATCAGGTAGGCGGTGTACCCCTGCCCGGTCAGGATCTGCTCCACCGCGGCCAGGTAGGCCGTATCGGCGGCGACGGCGTACACCTCACCGACCGGTGTGTTCAGTCCATCGAGAATGTCGATACCCTCCACGTTGTGGACCACCGGTGTTTCACCGAGGTCCGTGCGCGGTGTGGACGTGTAGTACGCCCCGAGGTTGAACCGGGCTGTGGTGGCCGGCGACGACAGCACCATGTACGGGCGGACGATCGCCTGCCCCCAGTCCAATGTGGCCTCGACCGCAAGTTGGGCCGAGCCGTGCAGGTCGGCGTGAGACTGG